CAACTGCTGAAACAGTCCATCCCGCTCCCGAGACTACAAAGGGGAAAGGAAATCCGTCAGAAGATAAAATTGAAGGAAAGACTTTACATATCCTTCAGCCATCTATACCAGAAGGGATACCTAAAACGCTGCAGGATCTGATGAAAGAGAATAACGTAGATGAAAACGAAATTCAACGTGTGGTAGCAAGTAAGGGCTATTTCCCAGAAGATATGCCGATTACAGAATATCCGGAAGATTTTATTAACGGAGTCTTGGTGGGAGCATGGTCACAAGTATTTGATTCGATTATTAAGGATCGTGAAGAGTTAATGAAAGACATACCATTTGATTGATAGATAGGAGGATTAGAAATGGCAGACAGAGAATACGATTGGGATGACACAATTACAAACGAAGGCGGAGATTTTGAGCCGCTTCCCGCAGGTGATTATGATTTTACCATCGATCACTTTGATCGCAGCAGGACATCAGGAGACGGGAAGCTTCCGGCATGTAATATGGCAATAGTATACTTCACGATCCATGGGACTGATCGTGATATTACGGTTCGTGAAAATTATGTTCTGCATAGCTCAATGGAGTGGAAGCTGTCTCAGCTCTTCCGGTCTGTCGGACTGAAAAAGAAAGATGAACCGCTGAAAATGAACTGGAATGCATTACCTGGATTACGCGGAAAAGCAAAAATAAAGCTGGTTCCGGGATATAAAGATCAGGATAAAATGTATGATTCCATCGATAAGCTGTATCCGTCAGACGAAGCGCCGAAACGCTATGAAGCAGGAAAGTTCTAAAATTCAACTCAGGCCTTATCAGCAGGAAGCAGAAAAGGCAATCTTTGAGCAATGGGAAAGCGGTGTATATCGCACACTGCTGGTCCTTCCGACGGGTACAGGAAAAACCATTGTATTTGCAAAGATTGCGGAAGAATGCGTCCGAGAAGGGAAACGTGTATTGATTCTTGCGCACAGAAAAGAGCTGCTTGATCAGGCTGCAGATAAGATTCTGCAGTCAACTGGTTTGCGATGCTCAGTCGAACGGGCAGAAGAGACCAGTATCAACAGCTGGTATCGAATTACAGTCGGATCTGTGCAGACACTTATGCGAGACAACAGACTTAATCAGTTTGATCCAGATTATTTTGATGTGATCATCATAGATGAAGCACATCACTGTATTTCTGACAGCTATCAGAAGGTACTCCAGTATTTCTCCCAAGCCCATGTACTTGGTGTCACAGCAACACCGGATCGTGGTGATATGCGTAATCTCGGCCAGTATTTCGAATCTCTGGCATATGAATACACACTGCCGCAGGCCATTAGGGAAGGATATCTGACGCCGATCCGCGCAGTTACAATTCCGCTGCAGATTGATATGACACAGGTAGGCGTGCAAGCCGGAGACTTTAAATCTGGTGAAATTGATACGGCATTAGATCCTTATCTATATAGTATTGCTAATGAAATGGTGCATTACTGCAAAAATCGCAAAACAGTTGTTTTCTTGCCGTTAATTAAGACATCACAAAAATTCTGCGGTCTTTTGAATGGGTTAGGATTCCGTGCTGCAGAAGTCAATGGAAACAGTGACGACAGGACAGAAATTCTGCAGGACTTTGAATCAGGAAAATACAACGTATTGTGTAATTCTATGCTGTTGACTGAGGGATGGGACTGTCCATCTGTGGACTGCATCGTTGTGTTGCGGCCCACCAAAGTACGGAGCCTATATTGTCAGATGGTCGGACGCGGGACGAGGCTGTCGCCTGGGAAAGACCATCTGCTGCTTTTGGACTTTTTGTGGATGTCAGAAAGGCATGAGTTGTGTCACCCGGCAGCGCTGATCTGCGAATCAGAAGAAGTCGCGCAGCAGATGACAAAAAATCTGGCTGATCAGGCAGGCATAGAAATGGATATCGAAGAAGCGGAAAAAAACGCATCAGAAGATGTTGTGGTGCAGCGAGAAGAAGCTCTGGCGAAACAGCTTGCAGAAATGAAGCGGCGGAAACGCAAGCTTGTGGATCCGCTGCAGTTCGAAATGTCGATTCAAGCAGAAGATCTATCAGGGTATGTTCCGGCTTTCGGATGGGAAATGGCACCAGCTTCTGATAAACAGAAGAAAGCCTTAGAAAAATTTGGCATTCTTCCGGATGAGATTGATAATACCGGGAAAGCTTCGTTAATTTTGGACCGGCTGCAAAAAAGACGCTTAGAAGGACTGACAACACCGAAGCAAATCAGGTTCCTGGAGTCGCGCGGTTTCCAGCATGTTGGTACGTGGCAGTTTGAGGACGCCAGAAAAATGATTGACAGAATCGCAGCAAACGGCTGGAGGATTCCTCGCGGAATTGATCCGCGAACTTACGAGGTCGTTGTAAATGGATAACATACAAGATTTGTTGAAATTTATTAATCCGGCAACCTGCTCTTATCAGGAATGGACGGATGTCGGCATGGCACTGAAGCAAGAAGGATATCAGGTGTCTGTCTGGGATAGTTGGTCGCAGGCTGACAGCAGGTATCATCCGGGAGAATGTGCTCGCAAATGGGCCTCTTTTAGCCGAAATGACGGTAATATCGTAACAGGTGGAACAATTTATAAAATGGCCGTTGATGGTGGATATAAACCAGATTATGGACATGAGCTGGATTGGAGCGACGAAATCGTCAGAGATGATAAGACCATCATTGATCCCGCATGGATAGAGAGCAGAGAGATTGAACCGCCAGAGCACTGGGATCCGGTTGAACAAATCACAACATATCTCAACACACTTTTTGAACCAGGAGAGAATGTCGGCTATGTCATGCAGTCCTGGAAAAACGAAAAAGGTAAACATATACCACAAAATAAAGGATCGTATGACCGGACGGCAGGTGAACTGATAGAAGCCCTCGAAAAGTGTGGCGGAGATATTGGAAGCGTACTCGGAGATTATGATCCAAATGGAGGTGCCTGGATTCGCTTCAATCCTCTGGATGGTCATGGCGTGAAAAACGAAAATGTTACAGAATTTCGATATGCCTTAGTCGAATCCGATGACATG